GTCAAATCATTTCTTGATTCACTATCTGACGGAGCGTTTGAAGTTAAAACAGACCGCTACCGCAATGGCCGCATGGCGGTGGAAGTGGAGCAGAATGCGTTTCGTAAGACAGACGAAGAAGGTAATCAGATATGGAAACCGTCAGGCATCAACGTCACCAAAGCAAAATGGTGGTGCTACGTCTACACACTGGACGGCGAATCCGGGGCATTCATCGTTGTATCGGTTAAGAGACTTAAGAAGTACATCAAGAAAAACAAAAAGAACCTGAAGATGATGGACTTTGCCAAGCGTTCCAACAATCCAGCAAAAGGCTGGATTATAGAACCCGAACAAGTCATGGACATGATGTATAACCAGCTATATGACGAATGAATTTAAACCCATCAGGACAACAGCAGACAGGGCACCTGAAAACGAACTAGAAGCTTTAATGATGACAAAGCCATTCGAAGAACCCGAGACCTCACAAGAAGAACTCATGGTACTCAGAGAAGCAGTGGCAATCATCGTAGACCAACTAGGAGAACGTGACCTGTGGATAATCAACGCCTGTATAAGCGAAAGAAAATCCCTGCAAGCAATCGCCAATGAACTTGGCATAACTAAAACACACGTATGGAGACTGCGTAACGCAGCCTTCGAGAAACTAAAGGGCGTAATGGCGACAGACACCACCATCAGAAAAACAATCCGTCTCGCAGACACATGGGACCAATCAGCAATGCAGTGGGTCATGTACTTGGCTGGCATTCAGGATGAGCGATGCATAAGCATCGACATCCCCCTCATGCAAGAAACAATAGAAAGCCTAGCGGAAATCTATTGGGAACAAATCGACACCGTACAACGCCCACAGCGAGCATTCGAATCGCTAGCGTTAATGGCGATACACGAAATGCGACTCAGGGAAACATGGGACACAGGACACATGGTAGCCACACTCTGCAAAAAGCAGCACGACTACGGTCACGGCAACATCCTGAAGTTCGGAACATACGGAGTCATCGTCCGGATGAGCGACAAAATAGAACGATACGCAAACCTCACAAAATTAGGTCATCAGGCTCAAAATGAGTCAACGAATGATACACTATTAGACATCGTAGGGTACACGGTAATAGCGTTGATGCTCATGGATGACACCTTCAAACTAAACCTAGGAGACGACTATGGATTTAACACCGGACACGAATGAAACAACCGAAGAGGAAACCCACGAGGTTGACCTGTTTTGGTTGGTAGCAAACATCTTTGCAATCATCTCACTACTAGAGGAAAAGTTCGGACCAACAGCCGTAGAACAAATCGTCATGGTAGCCACGGCGATGGAAGGCTCAATGCGTGCGGAGGCCGAAAAAACTGAATGACCAAAACACAGTTCACGGTAGCGTTCCACAATCCAATAAACGCCCGAGAGCTGTACGAAATACTAGCCAAACACTACGGAACAGACACAGTGGAAATGGGCTTAGGAATGTTCGTAAATGGTTTATCAGAAGACTGGATAGTGGTAGCAAATGACAGAAGAACCCGACTGGATTAAAAACCTAATCGACCCCGAAGACGTAGCGGAAATACAATCCACCGCAGAACGCATCGTAGAAGCCCACGGAACATTCTACGAGATGACAGTAATGATGTCGCAAGAAGACATGATAGAAGCTGTGCGTGCGGGACATGGGATGCAAATAGCAGACCATGACTCATGGGTTATCGGAGTAGCAATACTAATGGCGTTAATGGACACCATGAAAGAAGCCCTAGAGAAAGATGGGATAAACATTTGGGAAGAATAAAGAAAGGCCACCCTACGGGGTGGCTTTTCTTATTGTCCGTACGCTTCTTCTATCTTCTTGTTCCTGTTAGCCAACTCATTAATCTCAGCCAAACGACCCAGCTTAATTCGGTCCTGCGATTGCGCATCAACCTGACGCAAGGGAATACCCAAATACCTGGCTAAAGCCATACCGTCACCAGCGTCCGTAGATGGGAACAAACGTTCAGCCTGACCAAGCATTGGTAACGCACTAGTCAAAGCATACTGCGCCTTCTCGGTCATAACAGGCTTACCATCTTGCGTGTACTCAACCTGACCCAAGGCTGCAAGCAAAGGTAAAAATGGCATAAACTTAGCATCCACAGGTTTAAACTCACCAGTAAAAGGTGCATCGTTAAACGTCTTGCGGTTACCCATCAACTCAACAGGCAAACGCAAACCAGGGTTAACATAAGACATCATCTTTACAGGATTGCCAAACTCCTCAACCTGCTGACGAACCTTAGAGTGAGGAAGGTCAGGGTGCAACCACATAGCTCCACCAAGTTTAATAGAGTGACCTGTTTCCTGCATGTAGGACGGCAAAACATCATCCTCGCCAGCACCAAAGTTGTTGGCAAACCTTTCGTAAATCAAATAAGGACGTGGGTTGGCCCACTGGTTGACAAGCTGCAACGGAAGGTTGCGGCTCATCCAAGTCCAAAACGGAATGATGTTACGTACAGTCTCATCAAGAATTGTGGGGTCGTTATAGTCAAACAAGAATCGCTTGGTGCGGTTAAACGCAGACACATAATCGTCGCCTCTAACTGCTGAGTCCCAAGCAAGCATGAAGCGAGCCGAGCCTTCAACACGTCGTCCAAAACTTCTAGAAGCTCTAGTAGCAAAGTTGTTAACCAGTCTACCTTTTCGTAAATCAACAAACTCTCTAAAGGCGTCATCAACGTTACCACCACCAAGACCAAGGTTAACATCACCAGCAATGCGTGCACGAGCACGGACACCCTCAGGTAAAGTCATTAACCAATCCTCGTATGTGCCACCGTTCTTGATAAACTCACCCATAGAGCGATACAGTTTCAAACCACGACTCATCTCTACAGGCGATGCTCCGGCAGCAAACAACTGGAAGGTGTTGCTGATTGCGTTACGAACATGGAAACCAGGGCTAAGGGTTGCATATGCTTTAAAGAAACCAGTGTATTGACCCATAAATCTTCCCAACTCACGAACCATAGCACCCTCACGTGCTCTAGCAAGGTTATTCAAAATAGCCATGCTGTCACTATTCACAGCAAAACTAGGAAGGTTCATATCGTCAGCCATACGCAAATTACCTGCGTCAAGCATTTCCTTAGCAACCTTGCGGAACTCTTTCTCGAACGGCTTAACAACCTTCTCGACCATAACACCAGCAGTTGCCGTGTCAAGAGCACTAGAAGCCGCAGACAAAGAAGATTGTTCACGAATAAATCGAGCTTCCGCTGTTTGTGCTTTCATCCATGAATCCCAAACCTTTCGGTTTGTGGAGTTTAGTAAGTCAGCTTCTGCTAGTGCACTAAGTGTTTGACGATTTTCGTCAACCCAATCCTGAAACACACCCCGCCAGCGTTCAACTGTGGCAGGTTTCTTGGAGGTAAGCAAAGACTTTGCACTTGCAGTTGATGGTGCTGACTGCGCCAAATCAGCAAACAAAGACTCCTGAGAACGAAGAGTAGCCAAACGATTTTCAACCCTACCCAAAGAATCTGCAGTAATATCAAAGTCGGCACCATACAACGCTTTAATTTCTTCACTCAATTCAAACATGTCAAGACGCTCACGAAGAATATCATCAGAATAATTAACAATGTCAGACTCAGCCAAACCACGTTCCCACTTCAACACCTGACGCATATACTCAGTAGACTCACGCAACACGGAAATATCATCCGACCATTTAGCTGCAAGATTTTCAAGCTCAGCTATACGTGCAACAGTAGGTTCACGCAAACTAAAATAGACAAAAGCACTATCCTTTATCACATCATCGTAAGCCCTCTTTAGAGCCCCTACTGTGTATGCGGAACGAGCCTGCTCATCCATATCTTTCCACATGGCGACATTACCCTTTTGACGCAAATCAAAAAAGAAATTACCTTTTTTATTTGCCTGCTTAAGATACTTGTCAGGATTTCTCAACATCTGAACAACAGAAGGAACCTCATACTGCTTACCATTAAGCGTATATCGCATGGGTATTTCAATGTCAGCAGCAAAATCCAACATCTCCTCAGGGAACTCAAACTGCGCCTTAGCAGCACGAGCAGCATCAAACTCCGCCCTGCGAATACCCGTCATTGAATCACGAATAGTACGCTCAACAATATCAAACTCTCTAGAAGCCCTGTCAGCAAGAACACGAGCCTCACGGGCAGCCTTGCTAAGCATGCGTGTCTTCTTGTCTGCATCTGCAAAAACTTCAGAAGCCGCCATTTTAGCAAGCTCCTCATCACGCAACAAAACCTTATAAGAAGAGTTTTGTGACCAAGCCTGCTGAAGGTTTGCCCTACGTGCCGTAGCACCACCATTAGTCATGCTGTGATAAGGTTTAGACTTGGTAAAAGCTACGGGGTCTTTACTGCGGTAGAAGCCCAAAGTCTCCATTGCTGAAGCGGCTTTACCTTTAATTTGCGCAACACGACGCATGCTGTATCCATTAGCGTCTGTCCAATATCTTCCAGCAGGACTAAGAGGATTCCTAGCAGTATTCATTGTCATAGCGTCAATCCAAGAAGAAATAAGTTTACTTCCACCGGGTTGTTGTGTGGTTAAAATTCTAACCTTCTCTAAAGCAGAGTTTCTAAACGCAACGTTTGTGGTGTCCAAAATGCGCTGAATAGAACGCATCTCACCAATTAATGCATCACGAGCATCCACAATCTCTTGAAGTTTCTGCCTACCCCAAAAAGCACGACCACCAATACGTTCACGCTGCTTACCAATTTCCCGGTTAAGTCCACGAATTTCCCTGTCCAAAGATTTAATCTTAGCCCTGTAGTTCTTAGCATCAAGAGCATTCAACGGCTTGCTATACAGTGAGTCCCACTCCTCAGGAGTAAACACCAAACGAGAACCATCAGGCATGGTAGCCCACACGGGCTGCTCCTCATAGTCGACAATCACACGACCATCGGGCGCAACCTCACCAGCTTCGGCAGTACGAACCGCATTGCCGCCAGCAGACTGTATCTGAACCTCTTCCACCTGAGATTCCAAAGAAGAAATTCTACGCTCAATCTGACGACCCTGACGCTGATTCCAGCCATCCAACTCAATAGAAGCAAACCCCTCAGACTCCGGAGACTTCCAAGCACCATCAGCACTTTTGTGTTTGCGAAGAATAGCATTACGACCATCTTCCAAACTCTTCTGAAGACCAGCAATCTCTTGCTGAAAACCAGCAATCTGACCATCATAAGCCCGAGTGTTAGCCCTCTGAACAGAACCCTCATAAATAGGGATTCTGTTTACGTCAACAACAATACCATCAGTAAACTTAGAAAAGTCAAGTTCAGCAACAGCATCCAAGAAAGAAATCATCTCCCTATCTTGTGTTGCTTTCGCATACTCAAGAGTAGCTCGATGACCGTTGTGCGCAAGCACAGCGTCACGAGCAGACATCATCGACTTAGTGAACCCCAGCTCCGAAAGCTCCTCAGGAGACAAGTCAGGATTACGGAAAGCCTCAAAAACCTCACGCTGTTTAGCAGCCTTAGACTCAGCCATTGAAACTTCACGTGCTGTTTGACGTACATTTCTTTCCGCAGGTCTAACAGCTTCAAAAGGAGTCAACCCACGCAGCCCCGAACCTTCAGTTATGCCAGCCTGACCAAAGCCACGATTCTGTGCCTGTGGTAAACTGCCAAGAGAAGACTCAAGCTGTCTAATGAACCCATCCATAACAGCAGCATAACTAGATGGTGTTTTTTGGAAAGCATCAGGATTTTTAAAGAACGCATCCACATCAAGGAACCCGTCGCTCATGCGGTCGAAGAAACGCATAGCATCAATATATTGACGTTGCATACCGTCAAGAGAGCCACGAGTTTTAATAACACCATCACTTACAATAGTGTCTGCGTTTCCACCAACAACATCCCACACATCAGAAACTTGTCTTTCGGAACCAAACAAATCAGAGAACCAACGATAAATTTGTTGTTCACTAATTTCACGAGAAAGAGGAGAACCAAGCTTACCTATGTCACCCTTGGGTGCATTACCGACTTGCCTTCTAAGAATCTCCATAGCAGGACCTGGCTGGTTGCGACGTGTAGGGTCAACCATTTTAGCCCAAGGCATAACAAAGTTCTTAACAAACTGTTCTTTTTGAGATTTGTAAAGAGAATTAGCTGAACGCAAGTCTCCAATTTTTTGTTGAAGAATTTGAGCCTGGGTTGAATTCTTGCTTGTTAAACCAGCAAGTTCCGCTTCAGCCTGTCTAAGTTCATTTCCTGAAGTTCTAATCTGTGAAGTTAAACCCTTAATGCGTCTCTGCATATCAAACGGGTCATAAAAATTAGACAAACTAGGTCCAAGAATTTCACGAATCATTTCACCATCAGAAGACTCCAAAGCCTGACGTAATGCATTTTCAAAAACATAACTAGGGGTAGCATATGAATCAGGAATATTTCTAACCTTTTCCATTTCCAACATAAACGTTTCACGAACACCCTCAAGAACTTCACGAGCACGAATAGACTCGGTAACCTTAGACTTAAACTGAGGGCCGTACTGCGAACTTACAGTACGCAAAATGCCACGCCACATTTCTTCTGTAGGGGCAAGACCATGAGATGCCATAATGCCAGCAACGGCTTCAAACTTTACGACAGCGTTAGACACGGCTTCATAAGTTAAAAGCTTTTCTGCAAGCTCAACTTTGGTCATTTCAGGATTTAATGCTTTATCAATAATGCGAGAACTAACAAAAACATCTTTCCCAAGTTTTTCTTGAACACTCTTGTATCTTTGAACAACCTCTGAAAAAGAAATTTGTATTTCACCTTCAGTTTTTGATTTACCACGAAGAAGATTTGACTCTTTAGCCGTTGTCTGTATAGTGTCAACGCCATTGTCAAAAGCTGCTTTAGTTTGCTGCCTCTTAATTCTCACAGCTTGAAGAACCTCATTCAATGTTGGTTCTTCACCTACAGCCTTTCCTAGCGTTTTAACAGGGTTGTCAATATAGTCACGCAACCAAGGCAGACCTATTTTTCTGCCGTCAAAGTAAAGCTCGCCAATAGCTTTTTCAAGGTTTTTGGCAACATCTTCCGTCAACGGACCATCAAGTACATCAACACCCTCGTCAGCAAACCTTGCGCTAGAAGAAACAAAACTTTCAGTAAGATACTCAGTAAAAGCATCATACTCCTCTATGTCTCTTTGCAGCGAGCGTGCCTTGCGATATGTAGGACCAAAACGTTCCTTAAATGAATCAATCTCACCAAGCTTATTAGCCTTGCCGGCAGTTAAACGATAACGGTCAACCTCTACAGCCTCATCCAAAACACGACGAAGATTGGTGTGGAACTCCTGCACAATAGCAGGCAAACCATCAAAAGAAGAAGCGTTGTGTATGCGGATATCTCGGCCAATAGCGTAAAGCGCAGCTTCACGCAACTGCATCAAAGAAACATCATCACTAAGAGCATTGTTAACACGACGCAAAAACTCTGTTTGCGTCATGTTCACCTTGGAACGCTGGATAGCACCAGTATATGCACCCGACATTTCCGCAAACACAGAGTCGAAATACTTACCAGCATCAGACCTAGAATCCCCACCCTTAAGGAACTGCGCAAGGCTACCCTTAATACCTAACGCTTGAGCACGTTTACGTGCCGCACCAGTAGAAGTAACAGAACTTGTTTCAAGAATATCCTTAATAGATTTCAAGATTGCGTATGAACCGCCGGAACCACCAAGGTTGGTCCCTATAACAATACTATCCCAGTTTGCCTGGAGTACATTAGAGAACTCCATTGCAGATTCAATAGATTCACGGGCATCAGAATACGCCGCATAAGCACGTGTGGCTGCATCCTCAAGCTCAACCAACCTAGAGTCAATACCGTTTAAACCAAGACGACCCAAACTCATCTCTGTGTATGCGTCATCAAGCAATCTTTGATATGTGCTAATTTCGTTTGTTATAGAATCAAACTGGTCAAGAATTGGTTTAGCAACACTTGGGAAATCATCACTGAGAGAGTACGGCATAATCTCCGAAGGGTCACCCATCATCGCAGCAACACGAGTCTTTGCGTTCTCAATTAGTTGACCCAGTTGAGCAATTCGCTCCTTGGAGTCGTACAAATATTTAGAAATATTTTGTACACCTTGCTCTTGTGTAACCATTTCATCCGCAACAGATTTTGCCTGTGTTCTTACAGACACAGCTAGGTCGGTTAGAGACTTGCGGAACTCCTGGTCAACATTATCCATAGAGGACTTAGCAGCATCGAGAGTTGCACGTGCAAAAGCGATGGTATCGTCATCAATTTCTAATTCCGTTACACGCATCTCATCAAGGCGTTTAAAGAAACCACTCTCCATCAAAGCCTGATTTCTTGCAATCATACCCATCTCGTCTGAAGCATCATAGATATATTTGCGAGCCGCATTCACAATGTCGGTCTCAAAGAAATCCCCCTCAAAGCCGTTGCGTTTAGCGATGGCATTCAGGGATTCAATATTCATGTCAGCTTCAGTTAACACCTCGCCAAAAAACTTCTTTTCGGTAGTTAAACTTCTAGGAGTAAAAGCACCAGGTTTTGCAAAAGGGTCATCCATAAAAACTTTACGCAACTCATCAGAATGCACACCATCACCACGAGTGTAACGAATAGCGTCATCCGTTAAAGTTCTTGGAAAATAATTTTGACGCATTTCAATATGACCCTCGGGGTCAATAGCTTTTATGCCTGCGTTAACATTGGCTGCGTGCTTATCAAACCACGCCTTCCAAACTTCATAACCATGACGTTGAGCTTCTGTTGCAGTATCAAGAAGTTCAGGCTTTTCAAGAAACTTATACAAATCGCCACGATAGTTTTCAAGCCCAGCAAACTCTTCACTCTTAATAAGAGCCAAAACTTCCTGCTCAAACGCTTGAAGTGCAGCCCCACGGGCGGCACGCTCCTTAGGTATAGCATCCAAAAATCTAATAATGTCAGCACCCTCGCTCGGGCTAGCAGCACCAGCCGCAAGTTTTTGACGTGCATTAAGCATGTCTTTCTGCATAGTCATCTTCTGCATGTATTTGCCAGCACGAGTATCCGTAATAGCTAAACGCAACTTAGCTAAAGTTGCTTCACCAATCTCGCCAATTTGTCCACTCATAGGAACACGAAGACCAGCACCATCTTTGCCAACTTTAATTCTTTTACCAAAGAAATAAACACCAAACTTGTTTGCACCAACACGTTCCAAAACTTCAGGTTTATCACGCAAAGCAGAACGACCTACCCGTGCGACAACAGTAGACAAAGCTTCGTCACCAGTGTTCTTTAAAACTTCCTTAGCAAGTTTCAAACGTCCCGAATATCCAGCAAACTTTCCAACACCAGTTCCAGCACCAAAAGTAGCATACGTTAACGGGTCAAGAGCAACGTCCCCCACAAAACCAATAGCACGGTCAAGCCACTTACTTCCGGTATCAATCTTAAATGCTTTACCAAAACCGTATTCAACATCTCCAACATTCTTTTTAAAATCAGAAAAAGAAAACTTAGTATTAGCATCACCATCAAAAATATCCGCAACTTCTCGAATACCAGCAACAGTAGCACGACCAGGAATAGCCAAAGTACCCAAAGCATTCAAACCAACTTTGGCGATAGGATTCCCCAAAACGGTCCCCATAATACCCTGCGGCTTGGCGGTTTCCTTGCCGGCATTAATAGCTTCAATTTGTTGACGTAAACTAGGATTATTTAAAGCGGCATTGTTGGCTGCCCGCCCCAAGCGGACAGCACCCGGGCTGGGAGGAGGACCCTGCAACAGCGGGTTACTAGAAGCACCGCTAGCGGGTTTCTCCCGCATAAGGCGAGCCATAGCGTATCTAGGGTCTGTATAAGGATTAGCCATACTTAATACGGGATTCGTTACCTATTTTGAGCAATGAAACGCATAATACCACCAAGCTGGTCGCCAAGTGGTGTTTCTCCACGTTCAGCCTTATAACGCAAAACACCCTTACCATATGAATCGGCTTCATCCTGAATTCCCTTAAGCCTCATTTCAGCAATAAGCATATCTTGCTGTTTTTGCCTTGCAAGCATAGCCGACTGGTCAAGAGCTTTTGAAGCGGCACCGCTAGATTTGGAACCAGTCTTGGACTCACTAAGTTGAACATCCGGGTTCTTGGCATCCCGAAGACTAACCTTAGGATTCTTGGCCTGACCAATATTAACCTTAGGATTCTTAGCCTGACCAATATTAACCTTAGGATTCTTGGCTTCACGAAGTTTAACTGCTGGCGATTTTGCTTCAGAAATAGCCTTCCCTGAATCCACGCCCCCCATCTGTGTCTGTGCATACTCGGCAGCACCATACTGGCCTTTAGCACGACGATACTCCTCTTCAGCCTTTTCCAAACGCTGCACCAACGGCTGCAAGCGTTGACTCGCAACCTTAGGCAAAGGAACATCAGAAGAAGAATAAATATCCATAGGGTTTCTATACCCCTTACGTGACAAAGAGCCCCAAAAATCACCAGAGCCACTACGGCCACCACTACCGCTACCACCGCCGCTAGTGTATTCATCGTAAAGAGCATCAGCAAGGCTTTCAAAAGTGGCAGAATCAAAAATGTCTGTATCCATGGAAACACCCATTTTCGCTGCTGCCGTTTTTACCTGAAACTTATCAGCATCCTGCTCGATTAAATTAATAATAGCATTAACAGCAGGATACTCAGGGTCCCCGGCATATTTGCTAAACAGTTCGCCCCCCCTAGGAGTTGCTCCAGCCATAGGGTCATACTGACCCGCCAAGAAAAGCAACAAAGGGTTATCTAAGTTACCCAAAGTGGAACTAACATTCTTGTTTCCTTGGGTTGCTTGAAGAAAAAGATTTAAAAGTTCTTCATCCATCAGAAACTCACCTTACCTTTTGTTCTTCCACCTTTAGAAAGAGCTGTTAACAACATCTGCATTAAATCATTACGTTGACCAAGAGCCTGCTGATTAATTTGAGCACCCATACCCAATCTAGAGTTAGACAAAGCTGACTGTAAATTAGCACGATTTAAAGCTGCGTCACCAACGGCACCAGCCTGTTGTGCAGCTTGTAAACCACTCAAAGTGCCAACCATATTCTGAAAGGCATTAGCCTGCGCACCCTCCTGTGCGTTTACAGCAGTAGCATACTGTTGAAGTGGAGTAGAGTCTACCCCCTGCGACTGCAACAAGGCAGTCATCTGTGGGTTCGACTGTGTTTGCGCAGCTTGAAAATTAGCAAAAGGATTGCTTTGTCCTTGAAGAAAAGTTTGCAAATCGTTCATTGAAGTATCAATCCTGGACTGAGATTCATTGGTCATAGTGTTTAACTGACTCATTAAGTCATCATATGGCTGACGATACCCGCCACTCAACAAACTTTGAAGTTGTTGAGTAAATCTATCCAAAGACGACACGCCACTGCCACGCCGGCTGGACGAAGCCTCGCTTTGAGCGTCAGAGTAACCTTCTTGTTCACGTTTTTTATTTTGAGACACTATATCCTGACCAAGCATAGCCGTCTGCTGGTTGTATCCCTTTGATATATCTCCACGCTCAAGCTCTCTGATTAAGTCAGCATTAGAAATCGGTGGCTTACTAGCCTTGGGTAAATCGACCTTAGGGTTGCTTGCTTTACGAATATTGGTATTTCTATTTTTTGCTTGACCAATATTAACTTTAGGGTTTTTAGCCCCACGAATACCATCACTCATTTCATCCTCCTAAAAATGGTTTAAAAGCGTTTAAGGTAGCAGCAGCCTGGGCAATTTGCCCCTGCTTTTGTGCTTCAAGTTCGGCAATCTGTGCATCATAATCAGCTTGGTTTTGAGCTTGGTCTAACGCAAACTGCCTGTTCGATGCATTTAAATCAAAATCGACATTAGACACATCCTCAAAATTCTTTTGAGCCAACTCATTCATGCCACGATTAAAAACCCCGGAACGAACACCAGGACCAGCCAAACCACGTTGTGTGAAACGAGACACAGTACGAGGAGCATCCTTTTCATACTGTTGACCAATCTCAAACTTTTTACGAGCCCCACGTTGCTGGGCAAGAAAGTTGGCATACGTAGCAGAGGCACCCTTTGCACCAAACTGGTTCAAAGCTGCCCGCTTACGCTGTCCATATCCCATAAAGTCAAAATCGCTCATACATTCTCCTATATAAAGATGTTTTCGTTCCGTCTACACATGGCAGAACTGCCAATGCCAAGCCTCAAACTCAGGATTCGGTTTACCATTACGCAACTTAGACGGCCCCTGAAGATAAAAACCATAGCGAGGAGCATTCTCACACATCCACCTGTATGTGCGGCCAGGGACTTCAATATCTTGGGCCAGCCCCCAACCATGGGGGGATGTGCCGGGCGTAGCCGACGGCGACTTCCCCTTGCGCAGATACCACTTCTTCAGTTTCCAACGGCGTGTCACCTCAGGCGTGCGACCAGTAGGTTTGGAGGAGTAACGCAAAAGAAATAAACGTTCCTGCTGTTCATATGACCTGTATCCGTTGGATACGCCTGCGATGACGATACCTGCTGTGGCGGCTTCGGCAGCCATGTGGTTCCACCAAAATGCTGCAGTACCCCACATTGTGCCACCACCGGTAATCGGATGCAACTCAGAAGCAGGCAACTTACCGTTGCCGTACTTCCTTAGCTCTTTAGGTACTTTTAGTTTTTTAACAGGTTCATTCATTAGTTTTCTCCAGTTTTGCTTCCAGTTCTTTTACACGTTCAGATAACTCTTGTACAGCATTTATGAGGGGTGCGATGAATTCGTGATAGGACAGGGCTTGGAATGAATCAGGGTCATCTTTCTCCGCCAAACCCCACATGGCGTAATCCCCCACTCCTTCGTCTTCTAATGCTTGCTTAACTTCTTGAGCAATAAGTCCTGAACGTAAACGATTACCGACCTCCCAACGCAATTTTTTTTCTGTGTTATTTGGGTCGCTTAAATCAGTATCTTCCCAAATAGGATATATGTTTGTGTACTCAGTCGGTTTAAGTCTATTAATGAAAGATAGACCAAGAGGTAGCGGCTTTTGGTTGTCTTTAAATCGACCATCTGACGGGTTGTAATACTGATACGAACCCATTAAGTTCCAAGCGGGAATACCGAAAGCGGGAACACCACCTACGAACCCTGTGTTGTTGCCTGCGATAGGAAGAAATGAGTTGGTGTTGAGTTGTTGTCCGTTGAAGTACCACATCCAGCCGACTCCGTTGTGGTGTACCCCAGAGAAACCACCACTGAACATAAGGGTTCTTTGACCGCCACCGGGAACATCAAACTCAATACCACCCCAACCATTACGGTCGCCAGCACTACGCCACGAACCATACGTAGCATTGTTTGGATAAAAGTATGCATTGTTTAATGGAGAATACAAACCTGAATGATTGTTAAACTGAATCCATTCGTTAGAGTTATTGCGCCCCGAAGTAGTCCAAGCCGACAAATTTAAACTACTTGTCCACGTTGTGTCATAATTAGTAGAACTAACTTTTACTAAAACTTGATTTGCTGTACCGCCAACCGGAACCCCAGGACCAGCAGGCCCAGTAGCTCCCGTAGGACCCGCAGGACCAGTGGCACCAGTAGCACCAGTAGGACCCGTAGGACCTGTAGGTCCAGTAGCCCCCGTAGGACCCGCAGGACCAGTGGCACCCACGGGACCGGCAGGACCAACAGGTCCAACAGGACCAGCAGGTCCAGTAGCTCCCGTAGGTCCAGCAGGACCAGTAGCACCAGTAGCACCAGTAGGTCCAAGTTGTGTGTACATAACCTGAGTAGCGGTAACAATAATTGAAGGCACCTGAGGATACACCGGCGATGTGCCTGCAGGGAGGGTTTCAACCTTCAACTGAGTGCTAGTACCTGACCAGTAAATCTGAACATAATCACCAGCTGTTGTCGCTTCAGCAACATAATTAACAGTTAAAACTTGACGGTTAGGTGTGGAGCTATCTTTGCGAGGTTGAAGGTCAATTTCCGTAGCAGAATCAGGATAATCAGTGCCATTATATTTTAACCAAAAAACAGCTTTTTCAACGCTGTTTGCAAGGTTTGTTATTTGAACAGAAAAAGTTAAAGCATAAACACCAGGATGTGCGAAAGTAATTTCATCACCATTCTCTATAGTGACACCATTGCCATCAGCTGTTGTGTTTAATGAAACAACCTGGGAGGCACTGGTAGAAGCTAGGGCCTGGTCTGTAGTGTCATAAAACGACCCCCAGTACCCCAAGGCTCCACCAGCCCCCGTAGGCCCCTCAGGGCCCGTCTCACCGGTCTCTCCTTGGATTCCTTGAATGCCTTGAGGTCCTGTATCTCCAGTGTCCCCCTTAACGCCCTGTGGGCCTTGTGGGCCCGTTAAACCAATAGGGCCTTGTGGACCTACTGGACCCGTGTCTCCCGTGTCTCCTTTAATACCCTGAGGGCCAACAGGGCCAGTAGCACCAGTAGCACCCGTCGGACCCGTTGGGCCGGTAGGCCCTTGGGGTCCGGTCTGTAAGGTTAAGTTTAGAATCTGATTAGGAAACGTGCCTGTAATGTTTGCCGCCGCCGTTCCCACGGACACAGTGCCGATACTTAGGTTGTAGTAGTTGGCCGATATTGTTTCATTAATGTCTTTAAGATAGTCACGCAGTGATGTAAATATGTGCTGAAGTGTACGTGCGTCAGAAGACCGCAAAGCCCCCATTAGGGGTGCGGTCCATATTTGTAGCGGGGGATTGTTGCGTGGTGTTTCGGTAGACATAATACTAACTTATACTGTAAGCAATAGGAGCTTGAGCAATGCTTCTTACAGTAAAACGCAAAGTGTAGGTTACGTAGGGTTCTGAAGACACAGACCAAGAACCAAAAGTTGTTAAACCATAAAATCCAGAAACATAATTAGTAAACGGTCCTTGCTGGTAGTTTCCGCCATCGTCACCAGTTCCTGATGTTGTTGATGAACCATATGGAATAACAATGTCTCCGCCAGCCCCCGCAGGTCTGCGGAAAGTGACACGACGAACACTGTTGGCCAAAAGACTGGAACCAACAGCATTAACATTGCGGAATTGGTAAGAGTCCACAATAGTTCCAAAAGCACCAAAATCAACTGTTTCGCCAATTGTTTGGTCAAAACGAACTGTTTTATTGTAATCAAAGTTTTGGGCAGCGTTTCTTATAAGCGGACGACCAGCATAAATATTAACAGTATTAGACCAAGCACCAAAATAGTTTACGCCATTATGATTAATGTAAGCTCGCCAAACAATAGGGTAAGTTAAATCTTGACTTGAAGAAACAGTAATAGCACCTGCACCAGTATGTGCTACACTTGCTCCGTTATTGTTTGAATACTGATAGCCGGTAGCGTTTGCCGCCACAGTACAACTAGTGTTGAACAATATGGGTTGATTGTCCCAAGTGCTATTAGAATAACCCCAATCTCGGCTTATGCTAACAAAAGCAGTAACGCCTGGAACTTGCGCACTTACAGTACCGCAAGAAATCTGTGCACTTTCTGTAGCACCAGCAAAAGCAGATACCGTATAAGTGTAATTTGTTTGCATTGCCGGAACAACATCAGTTGTTGTGTTTGCACCAATAACATCCTTAACAAAAACACCATTGCGGTACAACTTGAACCCATCCTGACCTACGCCAGGAGTCCACGAAATAGTAGCAGTCACATGAGAAATACTAGAAGAACCAGCCGTAGGCGCAGTCAAGCGAACCCACACCTTTTTCCATTCGTTATTATGGCGCACGAAAACATCAGAAGCAAGACGCCAAGTGCCATTCAAGTTACCCTGAACAGCATTCCAATCCTTCCACACCCCGGCGTTATACGCCTTGGGTGTATGGCCATTAGTACCAGGCATATTAAATAACCTTAACCCAAATATCCCCGTTTTTACCACCAGTAGGGTCAGCGGTAGAAACAGTCGTCTGAGGCACAGTCGTATAATCAACAGACAAGTTAGTAGCCTTAACAGAACCATCTCTTTGGACGGTTTCCGTTTCAACAAACGCCTTGATTTGTGCAAGCACAGCATTAACCTGGTTAGCATCGGCGGGAGAGCCGTTACTGAAAGATGATGGTGTATAGTTTAAACTAGCCATTATTGTTTAACCCTCCTAGGATTGTATTTAAGTGTATAACTGTTAATGCCCCACGGCTGACCAGTAGGACCCGTAAACTCAAGTTGAATACAGTTAGCAAGACCAATACTGCGACCAGTAACAATCTGCGACCCCGTATTTGCGGCACCCCAAGTAGTAGTACCACCCCATAAAGAAGAACCCCAAATCATTCCGGAACCACTAGCGGGAATAAAAATATTATAATTCTTTATACCACCTGAAGCTGCTTCTTCAAAATCAGCAAAAGCATTAACATTAATAGTGGAATCAGTAACGTTTTGTTTAGCAATAATATCAGGACGCCTAAACATTTTCTTTTGACTATAAGAACCGCCATCGACCCAGCGTGTTCTGTAGCGACTAGTAAACTGGTTGTTCACCCCAGTTATATTGTCAAATGGTTGGCCATACAAATCAACCTGCAGCACGTAGGGTTGCGTGGGGTGAGCAACAACGTGGCGTGTAGCACCAGTGCGCTCAACAAAGGTGCACCCACCGGCAGCACCACGACCGTCAAAAGTGGCAAACTGTAGCCAGGCTCCACGCTGAGAAACAGTTGGGTCATACACAAACACTGTGCTGGGATAATTAACAATATTGTTTTCGTCGTATGGCACAGAAACCCACACACGACGATTCACATAATTGACATGAATTTGATTAACAGCCAAGGGGTTAATATCACCCGACACCAAAGCAGGACGGATAGGTTCAAACAAATCAAGCACACGCTCACCATTGTAAAGCATTAAGCCATCAGGGTATGAAAAGAAATAAATACCACGCTCGGTTGTCGCAACAGCCTGAGGCGTTGGACAACCAACTGAACGAGAAACTTCAACAACTTGGAAAGTGTCCGAATCATATCCAAATACCGCATAAACACCGTTAGGTTTAAAAACAACAAGGTGGCCACTAAAAACAGCCAAAGCACGAATCTCGGAGCCGCCATCATTAATCTCAATAAAGTCATCAGCATGCCAGTTTGTAGGATTATTCGGATGAGACCAACGGATAACGTTCGGACGGTTAACACCGTTCTCCCTTGTGTTTGCGACAAAAACTTTGCCAGCATGAGTAACCGAATGCTTAGCACTGGGCATATGCTTGTTTACAATATCGGGAGTCGTGTAAGAGTTCTGCCATGTAGGACCGTTGGCAGTCAATGTTGTTTTAGTGGTGCCGTTCCACACAACACTGGGGGTTGTCCAGCCGGTAGAAATATACAGGTCGCCACCCCAGGGGGCAAACGAAGGTCCAACCTCGGAAGAAACAGGAACAGCCAAATCAGAAAAGTTGCTACCCAAAGACCAAAAAACACCACCATTGGTAGAGCCACTAAATCCAGTGCCCAACATAATGTAATTATTGTTGGTCCCTGAAAACTGTTCAACAACCTTCGGAACCCAGTTCGCAGACACAGGTGTCGTGTTGATAGACCGCATTGCTCCACGACTAAAAACACCACCACGAGGGTCAATCTCGACATTCAACATGCGTGGAGACTCATTAGGGGCAAGCTGAAACTGGTCGGCTCGCAAGTTTAGCCCACCAGTAAAATCATCCTGTCTAAAAACACGCATGTTAGACATTATTGCCCCAGGGTTCTCCCCATAGACTCAAGCCAATACTTTTCGCTGGGGCGCACACTGCCACGAGACATAATCATTGGACGATGAGAAGGGGGACGCATAATCTCCGCACGTGCAAGACCAACAGCCTCATCAAAAGAACGCTGATAAACAGCCGACATCTCAGTATCTTCCTGACGCTTATAAGCCTGGGAGATAGCGTAGTATGCAATTGCCTGATGGAAACGATAGTCACAGTCAGGTGATTGTGTTGTATCCGTAACCCAAGCATAGCTGGGCTTACGGTAGCCACGAATAGTTAACGGGTAGGCAACGTCCGGCTTGGGAAACAGCTTGATAGTTTCAGCCCACTCAGCAAAAAATAACGGTCGAGTGGGAACATCGAAAGAACCATTCCATACAGCCTCAGCCTCATCCAGGGAGATAATTGCCAAACGATTACCCGAAACGCTGTTGTCCATAATGGAAATTACTTCACGTAAATCACCAGTACCAATAGAAGTAATAGGATAGTCACGCTGGTTAGCGGTAGTCGACAATGTGTATGTCGTTTCGTAAAAAGGCCAACGACGTTCAATATTAATAATGCGGTTAAACGCATCCTGCATATACAAATGCACTAAAGAACGAGGCAAATCATCCTCGTCCAAATCGGTCACATCATAAACAAAAGCCCGAAGGTCGTTAACTGACGTCATCTTTTACCTCTTCATCCTTCTTAGCCATGGCACGCAAGTGACCAATACAATACTCGGTGTTCTTGGCTTTAGGGCCTTCACAAGTGTCGTTATTGGCGACACAACGATTACGCCCCAAATAGGGGGCGGAACCGGCGGCCAGTCGGGCACCGTCGACCATAGCAGCCGGACGGATACCCTTAACTGGTTCGCCATACAGGGTGTGGGCAAGTTGTTTACTCATACCCTATGCTAGTTTTGTTACCTTAACGTCGACCAGCCCGTGATGCAGCTCGCCTATTTGAAGATACAGCCGCACGCTGTGCGGCCGAACGCTTGGAAGCGACCTCTCTAGCCTTTGCAGCTTTAGATGCTCCACTAGAAGCAGAACCCTTAGCACGACCACGAGCAGCGTCACGAGAAGCCTCGACTTTAGCAGCAGACTTAGAAGCAGCAGCTTTAGCTTTAGAAACCCTACGTGAAGCATCCTGCATGTTGTTTGCTTTTGTAGAACTTTTCTTCTCCATCTTTCCAGCATACTCAGCCCATCTTGCACCTTCAAGCCATGAACCACCCTTTTTGTCACTTTGCACAGCAGAGCGATTAGAGGTTGCTTTTTTAGAAGCTGCTTTTTTGGCTGCACTTACTCCAGTCGAAGCTGAACCTTTGGCACGACCACGGGCCGCATCACGAGCTGCGCTAGCTTTATCCGCAGACTTATTTGCAGATGCTACACCACGAGAAGCAGAACCCATGGCACGACCACGAGCAGCGTCACGAGCTGATTCAGACTTTGCCGAAGCAGACTTTGCTTTAGACAAATAACCTGCACGACTACGGTCCGCAGATGCACGGTTAGCAGCCTTTTTGCCGCTTACTTTGTCATCACTGTCACGTGAACCCAATGTTGAATAATTTTTAGGCATTGTTTCCTCCTAAACGGGTTTGGAGGAGGGGCAAAAGCCCCTCCCCCGAACTGTGATTACTACTAGGCTGTCTTTGCAGTCAGCTTACCCTGCTTCTTGCGGTTAGAAACAACAAGGTTTCCGTAACACATGATGAGGGCAAAACGTGCGTCCTGGTTCTCAGGGCGTACGAACTCGGTTTGTGCAAACCACTTGTCTTTGTGACCAACAAGCTTGATGTACTTGCTGTTCAGGAAGAACATTGTACCCGCAGGTGCATGTACGTCGTACATAATTGGTGCTGACTTGAACAACAGGTTTTGGAAACCAGCATCTGCTGTCTTTGTGTCAGTGTAGCGCAATTGTGGCTGCAGAAGTGACTCATACTTTTCAAACAATGTTTGAGTTGTAAGAATTACGTCAGGATGGTCGTTACCAACAGAGGTGCTGTTGTAGGCGGTTGCCATTTGGGCAAGCGTCAAAGCACCAGCAGTGTTGTCTTCGTATGAACGCCAGTATTCGTTGCCTGCAGTTGCGGAGTTAATTCCACCAACTGTGTTACCGCTTTCAACCAAGTTTCCAAGACCGTTCCAGTCTTTTCCACCGTTGCCGGTTCCATCAGCAAAAAACATGCGGTTGAAACCTTCACGCAAAGACTCTTCAGCCTGCATAATTTTAGCTTCAAGCAAGTCAATAATTGCGTGCTCACCATTGTTTTTGGCTTCTTCGATACCGCTGATTGCGATAGAAGCAGCATACTGCTTCCAGTCGTATTCAGCAGCTGAGATGCCTTCTTGTGGTGTCAAGGTCAAAGTTTCGTAACCTGAGTATGACTTGACGGTGGTGTTCTCACCGTAAATCAACTGCTCAACAAGCTTTGTACCGCCGGACTCGGTGCGAATGCGACCCTTGTCCATAAGCCAGTATGTAAGTGGGCGTGCACTAAATACGTTGTCGGTCAACTTGTCACGGTAGTTAGCAAGTGTCGTTGAAAGCAGTGCATCAAAATTGGGGTTAGCCATTTGAGTTTCCTCCTAAATAAATTATGAAATACCCAACTGTGACTTAGCCACAGAAAAAGCATCTCTCAATGAAGTGATTGGTGCAGTATCAGCGGAAGACGACTGCGAGGAGGAACCACCAGCAACAATACCGCTAGACCGCTTAGCCTGAACAACCTTCTGTTCCTGCTGTGCCTTGCGAGACTGTAACTCTCGTTGCGCCTGCTCTTTGCTGTAGAGACGGTCAAAAGCAATTTGCTTATAGACAGATTCAATATCTGAAGTGCCTAAAGCTAAAGCCTGTGATACCACCTCGTTAGCATCAAAATCTTCGCCATACTTTTGCTGAAGAGAACCAAGCGTACGCTCCAACTCGTTCAACGCCTGCTGTTCCTCAAAGGAACGAAGGCGACTCTCAAGTTGTCGGTATTGCTTTTCCATCGGGTCCGCAAACAAATCATCATCGTCATACGACTCTGTTTGTTCAAGACCATAATGGCTTTTAAGAAGTTCAATAGTAGCACTAGGGTCATTGTCCAAAGCCTGTTGGATTGCCTGTGCAAATTGAACGTTCCGGCGTTCTTCTGCTAGTTGTTGTGTCTTTCGGGTATAATCCGATTGACGTTGATAACCCGAAACCGCCTCCTTTAGAGGAACTTCCAGCTCTTCTCCATCAACAGTAATTTTGACATACTTGTCAGCAAAACTATCAATATCGATGTAATCCGGTTGTGTCTCTTCAAAGACTGCTTCTTCTGCACTTTCAACTTGTCCATCATCATAGATGGGGTCTACAGCTTCAGATTCAAAATTTTCGGTTTCCATAATTCTCCAGAGTCCTAAAATGGTTGCTCTATAGTAGTAATAATTTCGTTACATTGTATTAGGCAAACCACCAGTTTGATTCTCAATCATAGCGAGAACCTGTGGTGGAATAGAACTTGGCATTGGCATACCACCTGTAGGTGGCATACCCGACATGTCAGGTTCCATAGGCATTTCACCCATCGGCGGTGCACCCATAGGTGGACCTGCAGGTGGTTGCTCACCCTCCATACCCATTTCAGGTGGAGGTGGCGCAGCAAGAAAAGCTTCAGGTGTTTTAACACCAAAACCAAACTGCAAAACATGACGGGCCAAAGCACCCATGTCAACAACGCCGGCACTAACAAATGGAGCCATAGCATCAACCATTTGCAAAGCCATTTGACGACGGAAAGACTCATTTACAGGCTGGGTAGAGCCAGCTTCAACCTCAAAGTCAAACTCGCCCATAATGTAATCACGGTCAAAGTTAACCCAAATAGGCATTGCGGCAGAACCAACAACACGAGCGACATGCTCACCAGTAAGGTACTGCTGTGCAAGGCCAATAAGACGCTTAGCTGTGCGTGCGATAGTGCGTTCAACTTCTGCAAGTTTGTCAGATGTGCGTGCGTTCTGTGCGTCTTGCATCATTGCGGCTTCGGTAGCTGTGCGGGAAATCTCCGATGCACCGCCACGCATGAACTCTGCAACACCACTAATGCGGTCAATGTCGCCCATGATTTGCTGGGTTAAAGTGTACATTTCGGGTGGGTTAACGACCGCAGGCATAGCCTGAACCACAGAAGACAAAGGCTCGTCAGAAATAACAGGCACCATTACGTTGTCTTCATCGGATTCCAATGCATCACGACCAGGAGAGTCAAACGCTGATTCCTTGTACAGCCACTTGCGTGAGAACCGCTTGCGGTGGTTCATCATCTGTGTGCGTGTAGCATTCAATTCATATTGAAGCGGTTCAATGGCTTCTAATTCGCCCATAGGGTAGAAATGCTCGGGGATGTCGTAGTTGCGCATCATCACGAAAGGGTGGCCGAATGCGTATGGCATCTTTGTTGGGTTAACTAGGAAAGATTCTCCACCGTCGCAGAAAATAGCCATTGTTTGCCGTTTGAGGTCGTAGAACTCCCAAACGTCAACATAGGCGTCTCGTTCATCTCGTGACTGACGTGGACGTTCTTCATCTGCGGACCATTTGCTGTAGCGTGAAGCTACTGCATCTGTGCGGGCTTGACGGTTGTATCGTTCATCGTTGCGGACATCCAATAGTGGTCGACGAATGCGTTGGGCAATCCATTTCATGTTGTCAACCGAATCAGCATCAGGGTCCACAAACACATCAAAGGGGGATACACGCTCGACAAATGGGCGGTCCTCAAGGACAACCATTTCTGTTTCTAGCGACACTCCCTGTGATGGGTCTGCCACTTCTCCGTGTTCAGAGTTGTGTACTTCTTTAACTTTTTCTTCTTCAACAAAACGGTATCCGACTTTAAGCCAGGAATGTCCAATAATTAGATAGTCGTCAACTGCTCGGCGTACTTCTTTTTGGCAGTCATAAAAACGCCACCAATAGTTAATAATTGCTTCTGTTACGACGGCTTTGTCGCCGTCTTCCGACTTGCGTGCACCTACGGTAATTTTGGGGTGGTTAACCGCCACACTGGGGGCAATAACGTTGATGGTCGAAAAAGCAGCGTTTACCAGGATTCTATCTTCGTCTGTTAGGTCGTCAAAATGCTTGCCTCGATAAAGGTCAATCATTCTGCGCCACAACTTGTCGTAGTTTTCTTCTTTACGCCATTTACGAGAGTGGTCGATTTTGCGTCGGTAAGACGCAAGGAAACTTTTGTTAGTTGGTCTGGCCATTAGACTTCCTCAGGAAAAGAAGCAAGATATGCTTGTGACCAGCGAACCAGCAGGTTTACTAGTGCTGCCACTCCGGATGCGGCTGCCATTTTCCATGTGGCTGTGTCAAACCAGGCTGCCGTTGCCGGAGCAGATAAAGCCCCAAAAACAAAGGTAGCCAAAGCACGTTTCGCAGCTTCAACATAATTCATGCTACACCCCTTCCGTGGTGGTGACCATCAAGATGGTCATCTAGTCTTTCATCTATCTTGTCAACTTTAACAACTAGATGTTCCAACAAGCTTCTAGATTCAGCATGTTGGCTTGTGTTTTCGTTTCGTAGTTTTTGTAAAACAACTACAATTGGCCCTGTGATTATGGCAACAAAAATTGGTACGATAAGAGCCACGATTTCCATAACGTATTACACCCAGCGAGTCCCGACAGGTTCAGCAGTAATACCCTTAGCGGCTGCATCCGCAACAATCTGCTGTTGCTTCTGACGAATAGTATCACCATGAAAGTTTTCTTTACCATGGGTAAAACCAATGTTAACCATTTTTAAGTGGCACTTAAAGCAAATAGAGCCCCGACGAGGGAGCATGTCGCCAACAAATCTAGAATCACACTTTTCGCATACAAAAACAGTCATACACTATCTCAAAATCGTTACCTAGCGAGAATTAAACTGCCCAATATGAAACTTTTCTTTCTTTTCGGGCTGTATTTGTGTAGCAAACCACTCAATAGAGAACTTTGGGGGAGACAAGTCAGGCAAATACTCAGGAAGCCAAACATGCTTTAACATCTGATTAGCAATCGCTAAAGCCATAACACGGTCGTCGTGAGGCGAACCGTGCATCTTGCCATTCTCCTCACGAACAAACGTTCGAAGTTCTGCGATAGTTCGCTCGTCAAACAACAACAAATCAGAATCACGCAACGCCTTAGAAAGCTCGTCAATCGCTAAAGGCTTAGAGGCGGCTGTAGTACGCCACCCCAGCATTTCCGTAGCCTGAGGAGACCGCTGAGCAAGCCTACGCTGCCTATAGATGTTCTTATAGCCCGAACGTTGCAAAGCCTTGAGAGTGGTAAGACCATGGTTGTTGCTTTCAACACCAATCAAAGCATTGTTATACCAATCACCCAAGTCAAACAACACATCAGAACCAAACAAGTCCGGGTCGACGTGTCCGTGCCATACCGCAACAACCTCTTCGGTTGTGGCGTCGATAACCTGGGCAACGCTATAGTCGCCATGCCCCAAGCCTTCAGCAACGTCAGCACCAATGCAATACACGTGGTCAAACTCCGGTTCCGCCCATACAGCCAGGGGGCCACCATCGGTCCTATACTCGCCTTCGTACAAGTGACCACGCATCGGGTCAACAACCTCAATAGCCCTAAGGATGTCCAAGTCAAATACCGGACGGCCCGAACGGATAAATGCCTCATCAGGGTCGCTGGGGTATTCCTGTGCTAACTGCCAATCGGGAAGCTGGGCCTTTTTAACCTCGTACCACGCATCGTCACGGTCGCCAGCAGACCAAGGAAAGAAAATACCCTTGAAGCTGTTAGTGCCGTTTTGTGACCCAACCCACAACCTGTGGAAAATATTGCCCTCACCTTTGGCGGTACTAAGGCAGACAATGCGACCACCAACGTCAGCAATCGGCTCAATAGAAGCCCACGCCTCCTCACTGTTAGGCAAGAAAGCCATCTCGTCAATAAACACACGATACACCGACTCACCACGGGCAGGGTCATTGCCGCTAGGCAAAGACTCCAAAGCAGACTCGTTAGCAAACACCATCTTCAACTGGTTGTCAGACACCAGCCCGGGCCCACGTTGACGCATCCAATCAGGAAGCATCTTGTATCCGTATTTAGATTTCTGAAGCAACTTAGCCGCCTCACGTTCCGTTCGGCTAAGCATAACCTCAAAACGGTCAGGCCAAAAGAAAACCTCCCAAAAAGCAAACGCTGCAGCCAAAGTAGAAAAACCAATCTGACGTGCCTTAAGGACGATACTGTTACGGTTAGAAATCCACGCATACACAGTCTCGGCTTGGGCTTCACGCATCTCGAACAAGATACGCCCCCGTTCCGGGTGGCGAATAAACCAATAGTTAGAACAAAAATATTCAAACGCATCAGCCAGGTCAGACTCTGACGCATCATCAGGTCCACGACACAAACGCCATTCACGTTCGTGCAAAAGTTCATTTAATTCCAAAAGTCATCCTCATCAAATTTAGAAGAACGTTTAGGTGTCGCATCACAGAAAGGACAATCCTCCCAAGACTCGGGAAACTCTTCCCCGCACACCCGACATTCTTTCAGTTCCATTACACAGCCTTAAGAGACCGAGAATCTTTCTCACGAGCCGCAACAGCCGCAATCAACTCATCCAACTCTTTATCGGACAACTCAGCAGCCTTACGGTCATTCTTAACCTCAATCGTAGGCGGAGCCATACGATTCGTAGCCTGAAGATACAACTGGGCCGCCTTAGTGTCACCATCAATAGCCTTAGAGTACAACATGTCAAGAATCCCCTGGGTACGCTCAGGAGAACCCTGGATGTCATCCACCCGTGATTGCCATTGCTCACGAAACGCAGGCTTCTTTTCCCACCGGCGCAACGTCTTCACGTCCACCTCAAGATGGCGGGCCATTGCCGCCTTAGTAGACGGCTGACGCTCCATAGGAGGCGTACAAAGCCATTCAAGATACTGTTGTTGAGGGGCTGTTAAAACCAATTCTTCTCTCATACTGTATAGGCGACTTTCGTCACCTGGACGCCGTAAACGGCTAGGTAAAGTGGGAATGATTCTCAGGTAACGTTTGGGGGGGACTATAGGGGGGGAAGCAAGAAAACCATCCCTAACGGGGATGGTTCCCGTTTCACATACACATCGGGGCGAGCCATAAGCGCAGCCCCGTTTATGACAGGAGAACTAGAGCATGTACCCCGGTAAAGAGCAGGTTTCGCAAATACAGCCTTGGAGTGAGATACGGGTCACATGGCGGGATGCTTACGCACCCCACTCAGGCTGGCATGAAGTAGAAGAGTATGAAGCAGAGGATGCTGTAGCGGAGACAGTCGGCAGATACTGGCCGGGCTGTCACGAACAGTACCTGACTACTGCCGGCACCGTGTTCCAGTTTGAGGGTGACACCCCGAAAACAGTTGGAGATATAAACCACATCCCATGGGGATGGATACTAAAAATAGAGGTTATCTAATGGCAGCGAAAAAAGCATCCCGAGACCCAAGACTCGCAAGAGCTGGGGTCAGCGGATACAACAAACCAAAACGCACACCCAACCACCCAAAGAAATCCCACATCGTAGTAGCCAAACAAGGCGACCAAGTAAAGACAATCCGGTTTGGACAACAAGGAGTATCAGGCTCACCCAAAAAAGCCGGAGAGTCCGAATCCTATCGTAAACGCAGGGAATCCTTCAAAGCAAGACACTCAAGCAACATCTCAAAAGGCAAAATGTCAGCAGCATACTGGGCCGACAAAGTCAAGTGGTAACACCCCTATAGAAAACCGATAAAACCCTTATGGTAAAAGAACATGGGACTCCTGCCAAAACAAACGGCGGGGGTCCCATTTGTTTGTAAACTACCAGTCTAGGAAACCTATAGAATTATAGCTCCGGCTCTGCACAACATGAGTCCCTTTTATGCGGACGTGGGCGGGGGGCCTGTGTCCCCATGGCACCTGTGTATGCGTGCGCCCACATGAATACACCAATACAGGCAAAGGGCTAATACCACACAACCCCGAACAAGGATATAGTGACAGGGACAGGCGCCCTGCCAGCGGTTCACACAATTCCGTGTGCGCCTCTATCCATTCTCGGAACTGGTTCCGAGTTTCACAGAAAGAAAATACAATGGCAACTAACAAGGCAAGTGGACTTCCCACAAGCGCAATCCTTCTAGCAGACAGAAAGGAGAAGCAAGGTGAACGCCTTATCTTTGATGCGTGGATTATTCGCTACAACGATATGTGTAAGCGTGGTCTCACGAAGAAGCAGTGGTTTGCGGAATACACGAAAGAGGACAAGCGTCTTACCGATTACAAGTGGGATACTGTTGATAAGTATTTCGGTGCGATTACTCGTGCTGTAAAGAAGTATGGCAGTGCAGAGAATGCAGTCAAGGCGTATCTGTTGGATACGCAGAAGGCGTATGTTGAGGTGAAGTTCTTTATTGCGTGGGCTCCTGCGGGTCAGCGTGCTAAAGGTGTTGCGCCTACTGTTCGCCCTGTTGTTACGAAGATGTGGCGCAAGGAGGAGTTCGTGAATGATGTTGCGAGCGACCTTGTTGAGCAGGGCATCTCTCGTGCAGAGGCACGCAAGATTGCTAACGCAATCGCTAACAAGCGGTTCGTTCAGAAGTAATCTCGGAATCGGTTCCGAGTTTGTATCTACCCTATGAAACGCCGTGAGGCGTATCACACCTGTGAGTGTGACTGACGATTAGTTAGATAACAGAAAGCAAAATTATGACCCGTTCGGATATTGAGCAAGCCATGAAAGAGATAAGAGATGTTATCAATCCTCTCTTTGAGTTGATGTGTGGCTTGGAACCGCAAGACCCTAAGCGTCAGAAGTATGAGGAGGCGTTGTTGTCGTCTTATGCTTGTGAGGCTCGTCTTGCTAAGCAGTTGGATACTATTTGTAACGCTAGTTATTAGTGGGGACTGTGCCCACCAGCGTTTGTGTTGGTGGGTACGCCTCTCTACTAATCCTTGTAGGGAATCACAGAAAGTAATAGAACCATGACAACAGCAGAAATGTTAGAGCAAATTGAAATCGACTTGTTTGGGTGGGCTCGTGCCGATAAGCACGCAGAGCAATACTCAGATGAGGTAAATCAAATTGTTGATGTGTGGGAATATGCACACAAGCAACTTGCTAGTCGTACGGGTTTCCGTGGCGACAAGGTTGCATAAACTCGGAATCGGTTCCGAGTTCCTGATTGTTTTAGTCGGGTGCGTGTCCACGGGCTTCGGTTCGTGGGCGCAACACTCAACTAAAAGGGTTGAGTAAAACAAAAGGATAACTACTATGGATAAGCGCACTAAACTTATGTTGGCTCTTGTACCTGTGAAGATGCGTGCTCGCCTTGGGGCGATTCGCATGCTTGATTACATTGGCAACAAGGGTGAGTATTGGATTGTGTCTGCGATTGACCGACTAAACATTGACAAGTGTCATCGTTATGATGATGCTGTGTCGTTTGTGCAGTTCATGCGTGACGATGATTTGTTCATGTTTGATGATGAGGGAGACGACGATGGATTCTGATTACAAAGAAAACTGTTTGTCTTGTTGGAACCTTAGTGACCTTGACTCGCTTGATGCTCGTCAGGTGTGTAACAATTGTTATTTTGATGAACAGTCAAGAATTGCTGCACGTTCCGAGTCTGTCCGTCAAGTATCGAAAGGCAGAACCATATACTCATAAACACATACACACAATAAACAACCAATTACTGATAGAAAGAAAAAATAAAAATGGAAACATACATCAAAGAATATCGTGCAAACTTTACAGTTCCTGATTCAGATAAAGATAAACTTTTGCTGGGTTTGGAGTTTGAGTTTGAGTTACCTGATGGTTCTCAATCTAGGCTCAATGACATTGCGTATCGCATTAGTCGTTCGTTCCCTGATTTGATACTCAAGTACGACAGTTCACTTCACAATGGTTTTGAGGTAATCACTAAACCTAATACTATTGACTATTACCGAAATAAGTTTGACTGGCGTTTTCTGTCTGCGCTAAATGCTTCAGGTATGAAGATACCCGATACATCGGGCGAGCGTGGCGTTCATGTTCATGTCAATAAAGCACCATTGGGTGATAGTGCGAATGTTCTGCACTTTATGAAGTGGATGCGCATTTTGGGTGTTACTCAAAAATCACGACAATCAACAACAATAGCCCCAACAACTAACTATATTGACTGGGGTGGTAATTATGAAAGTAGGTATTCTGCCGTCAATGAAAGAAAAAACACAGTAGAGGTTAGATTTTGGCGATATTCTTTTGATAAGAATGTTGTCTTGTCTTACCTAACCGCAACGGATGCGGTTGCCCGTTCATTTACAAACAACACAGGAGAAAAATAATGAGAGCAGATAACAACATCGGTCGTGTGATTGCACGAGCACAAGCGAATGACGCTATTTTGTATTGGCAGTGTGTCAATCAACAGGAGAACCGTCTCACTTTTGTAGACCATGAGGACATAACCGCTTTTGAGCGTGAGGGCACTTGGCTGATTACGCCTGTGCTTGATTTGTCTAAGGTTGATATCAACGGTGTACTAAGGTAGTAGAACTCGGAATCGGTTCCGAGTTTTGCGAGTAACAAAACAAACAACAACAAACACAGAAAGGTCATCATGACTGACATCAATAACAACAACGAAGTACCTGACGAGCCCGAGGAGGAACTAGCCGAGTGCATGAATTGTCAATGCGAGTATCCGCTTGACGACATGAACGAGATTGAGCCTGCTCGTGACTATGGTCATGGTCGTAGCGCACTTGTGTGTGACGACTGCAATGACGAATCCATGTCGTGCCACTCATGTGGTCGTTGGGTTCACTCTAACCACACAGTGTGGGTTGACCAGCATGAGCACAACTTGTGTGAAACCTGTTCAGACAGGGAGACACATTATTGTGGTGATTGCGATGAGCGTCACTATGATGATGACGGTTGTCCTCGTGAAACACGACATGTCAGGTCGTACAGTTACAAACCCGACCCGATATTCTTTACTGCCAACGCAGATGAGAAACTTCCTAAGCATCTCCAAACCTTTACAGGTTTTGAGTTAGAGATGGAGGCAACGGAATGTGACCGTAGTGACGGTGCAGAACTTGCAAACAGTTTGTTCGGCAAGTGGACATACCTCAAGGAAGATGGCTCTTTGAGTCATGGTTTTGAGATGGTGTCTCACCCGCTTGGCTACAAGTTTGCTCGTGATGAGTTCCCGTGGCAAAACCTGAAAGAGTTGTCAGCTCTCGGTATGCGTTCTGCTAACACTAGAACTTGTGGCTTGCATGTTCACATCAACCGCAACATCTTTGACTCATCACCGTCAACTATGTATCGGTTCATGTCCATGTTCTACCGCAATGCTGAGCAGTGGAAGCGCATCGCTGGTCGTTCCGAGTCCACATACGCCGAGTGGAGTGAGTACGAACTAGAGCAGATGGCTACCTACGCCAAGCACTATCGTGGTCATAGTCAGAACCAACGCCGTTATGTTGCTATCAACTTGCAGAACACGCACACTTTAGAGTTGCGTTTCTTCAAGGGTACGCTACGACCTGCGACATTCATTGCACGCATTGAGGCTGCTCACGCTGTTGCGCACTACGCTTACGCTACACGCAACAATGTCTCAATCAAGAGTGCACACGACTGGGAACGGTTCCGTGAGTGGACTGTCACCAATAAATATACACACTTCGATACATACGCAACAGAGAAAGGGGTTTGATAGTTATGTGTTTGCTAACTTTCATGTCCGAATACACCACAGCCGACATCACCGACCTGACCACAGGTGCATCATCTAATCCTGATGGTTTCGGTTTCGCTGTCCATGCTGGCAAAAAAATCATTCACAGTTCAGGGCTAAACTTTGACAAAGTTCTTGATGACTTTCTCAAGGTTCGTGCCAAGCATTCGGGGCCGGCGTTGTTCCACTCTCGTATCACAACACATGGTGGTACTAGTTTGGAGAACTGTCACCCGTTCCAAGTTGGGCGTGACGAACTAACTATCGTTGCACACAACGGCATGCTACCCATTGAGGCTAAGAATGGTAAATCCGATACTCGTATCTTTGCTGAGGAGATGCTTCCCCAAATGGGTGGCGCATCTATTCTCAACAGCAAGAAGATGCGTAAGAAACTATCCAAGTTTGCCAAAGGTTCTAAACTTGTGTTTCTGTCGGCTAACCACGCTGTGAATGAGAACCATTACATCATCAACGAGAACGATGGTCACTGGCACAACGGTGTGTGGTGGTCTAACAACTCCTACAAGTACAGTCGCTACACCTACACCCCTAGCGGTAGTTCACTGTACACGAGTGGTTGGTCTAAGACTCCTGCACCCGAGACTACCTACGGTGAGTCTAAGTATGTCAAGGACATCTCGTGGTTTGACCCTACGACAAGTGAGTACACTTGGGCTGAGTTGTGGACTTGTGCTCAGTGTGGTCATGACGAATACTTTGACGATGACAACATCGACATGGCTGACCTGTGTCCCAAGTGTGATGCTTGTTGGTTCTGTCATAACGACCGCATGTTGTGCGATTGTTATTCATCGCAGACCGAGTCACTCTATCAGGGTACGCACTCCATAGGTAACTATGATAGCCCGATTGATAACTGGTCATTCTGACCTAAAGATACACAAAACAATACAAGGAGAAAATTATGTCTAAATATGTTTGCGATGACGGCACACACAAGTACGAAGCAGTTCTTACTGTGCGTGTGCGTTACAACCTAAACCCTAAC